TGCACGAAGATGTTGCTAACTTTTTTATTGCAAACTTTACGCAGGAAGGGGACTTAGTATATGATCCATTTATGGGGACTGGAACGACAGCAGTAGCGTGCAGAAGGTTGAATCGCAATTACGTCGGCTCTGAAATAATTAAAGAATATTGCGACATTGCCGAACGAAGGCTGAAAATTATAACAGACAGCCCGGATTTGTTTAACGAGGCAACATAACGCTTTGCACTTGTGCCGCAAAAAACGAGAAAGAAAATTTAGAATGAAAGAAATATTTAACAACATAAAAAACCTCAAACTTCCTAACCGAGTTTTTTGTCGGTACGAAGTGCTGGTTATATTTTTTGTGACGGTAATAGAATGAGAATTTTAGTTGCTTGTGAATATAGTGGAACTGTAAGAGATGCTTTTGCCATTGCTGGACACGATGCCTGGAGTTGTGATTTTCTTGGCAGCGACAAACCAGGCAAGCACATTAAGGGTGATGTATTAGATGTGGTTAACGATGGATGGGATATGATGATTGCACACCCACCTTGCCCGTACTTGAGCAATAGCGGTGTTAGCTGGCTTTATAGAAAAGAGGGGAGATGGGAATTAATGAGGCAAGCTGCGGAATTTTTTAAGCAACTGTTAGAATCAGACATACCTAAAATAGCAGTTGAAAATCCAATACCACACAAATATGCTCTTGAAATAATAGGCAGAAAATATGACCAGATTATACAGCCATATCAATTCGGACATTTAGAAAGCAAAGCAACTTGCCTTTGGTTAAAGAGCTTGCCTGGTTTGAACGAAACCAATAATGTTAAGCAGGATATGATGAAGTTAAATAAAAACGAATGGCAAAGATTACACTACTTGCCGCCAAGCAAAGACCGCTGGAAATTGAGGAGCAAAACATTTGATGGCATAGCAGAGGCAATGGCAAATCAATGGGGATGATAGCCTCAAATAAATATAACGAAGCTCGGCTTAACTTGCCGAAGCGGTGGTAACATTTAACATTTTATTTGGAGAACAATTTATGAAAAAGAAAAAACCGGAATTGACCGAAGCGACAGCGAAGGTCAATGTTGAAGCCGTAATTAGGCGGAAAACGCTTAATGAAGTAAGACGAAAAATTAAGAAATTACAACGATATGATTTATATTGGGAACAAATGAATGAAGAAGCTAAGGGTGAATATATAATTTTTGATGAACTTTACAATTGGATATTGGCGGAACTTAAAAAATAATTTTTCCGCCTAACTACAGTGTTATGGCAATAGTATGGTAGTACTACTGTATTTACAACCATATAACTCAAACCGATATTTGCAATAGATGAAAATACAACTATTGCAAGAATGAACGAACCAAGGAAAATACGAAAAGGATTAAGCGAAACTTGGACGGAATCTATTAACGATTATCCGGCTACCGAATACACTTTAAAATATAACCTTCAAAACTCCTCCGCAAATGTTGCTATTGTATCCACTGCCGATGGCAACGCTCACACCGTTACACTCACAGCTTCTACTACTGCCGGTTATACTGCCGGCACTTATAAGTGGCAGAGCTATGTGGAAAATATTTCCGATTCAGATGAAAAAGTATTTATTGCACAAGGCACTATCGAAATCGTTAATACTTTCCTTTCCGGTAATACAGATCAGCGGAGCCATGCAAGAAAAACATTAGAAGCAATAGAAGCGGTTATAGAAAATAGAGCAACACAAGACCATTTAAGCTATTCCATCGCCGGAAGGGCAATAACATTGTTATCGACAAAAGAACTTATCGAGTTTCGTTCATTTTATAGAGCCGAGGTTGCATTAGAAGATAAACAAGACGGTATTAACGCCGGTAAAAGTCCCGGCGGAAGATTTTTAATTCAATTCACTTAAATAAAGGAAAAATAAAATGAAAAAATTATTTGAAATTGTGCTTCTGTGTATCCTTTTTATAGATGTTGTTAATGCACAATGGACATCGGGGTATAATCCAAAACAAGTAACGATGCAAGACGGTATGTTTCTCGATTTCCGTTTAACTGTAGATTCACTTACGGAATATACAAGCGGGGCGTTTAGTCTAAACCAGTACGATAACCAATCTTTTTATACCTATCCTTTAACTGTAGCGTTTAAGCAAAGCTCTACAGTCGGCACGCCTTACGTTACCGCAGTTATTTACGGCTCTTTCGATCAGACTAACTGGATGATAGTTGACACCTTGATGTATAAAGACAGTTTGGAAACTTCGGTAAAAAAGACAATCGACATGAACGGTTACAAACTCCCTTATTATCGAATGCTGATTAAAGGTGATACAACAACCGGTGTTAATGTTGCTAACCGGAGCGACACGAATTTACGCCTTTGGGTTTATGCTTATTACAAAGATTAATTGATGAAATTCAAAGAAAAAATATTAAATCTTTTGGGAGCAGTTGATAAACGGCACGTTTCTGAATTAAGTAAACGTGCCTTTGCTATGGCACAAATTTCACGCAGCACTAATGATTGGGTTGCTTTTGCACGTTCTATAAATTATGATATTAAAAGCGGCGGTAAATTATTGCGGGATCGTGCAAGGGATATGGCTAAGAATGATCCCTATGCAAAAAAACTTTTGAAAATGGTGCGTAAAAATGTTATTGGTCCCGATGGCTTTACTTTAAGGGTAAAATCCGGCGAGTATAGTTATAATCCGAAAACAAAAACTTTTGACTTTGAACTTGATAAATCGGCTAATCAACTTATCCAGGACGCCTTTTGGAGATGGGGTAATAAAAAATATTGTACTAACAAGGGCGATTTGTCTTTTCGTGAATTAAATCAACTTGTATTATCAACTGCATTTCAAGACGGTGAAATATTTGTTCATCACCTTAAAGGAAAGTACAATAAATACGGCTATACTATTCAGCTTATTAACGCCGATTATTGTGATGAAATGTTTAATCAAGAATTGCCGAACGGTGAATTAATAATAATGGGAATCCACTACACCGCAACCGGAAAAGTTAAGGGCTATTGGTTTAATAAACGAACCTTAAAGGATGAATTAATTTACAACTATTATTCCGCATCCGAAAAAGTATTCATACCAGCAGAAAGAATTTCTCACGTATTTATAAAAGAGGTGGATAATCAGTTAAGAGGTGTTACACAGTTTGCACCCGCTGCTTTGCGGGTAAAAATGCTTAGCGGATGGGATGAAGCATCTTTAATTCACGCGAGGGCTGCCGCATGTACTACCGGTGTTTTAAAACCTAAAGAAAACTCTAATCCCGATTTTATCGGATATAATAAAGATTCCGATAATAATGTAGTTCAAGATTTGGCTCCGAATGAAATGTTTGTTGTGCCGGACGGCTATGACTTCGGAACTCACGATCCCAAATTTCCGCATGAACAACATGCACCGTTTAATAAGTCTATCCTTAAATCTGTTGCATCCGGGTGGGACGTATCTTATCACACACTTGCAAGCGATTATGAGGGTGTTACGTGGACATCTTCTAGAACTGCATTACTTGATGAAAGAGATGGATGGAAAGATTTACAAAGTTGGTTTGTGGAGCATTTCCTTAATGATGTTTATTCAAATTGGCTTGAAATGGCTCTACTCTCCGGCTCTATTATTAACCCGGTTACCGGTAACTCTTTGCCTATTGAAAAATACGAAAAGTTTAATGAAATGCAATTTATCGGACGGCGTTGGACTTGGGTTGACCCGGAAAAAGAAATTAATGCGAATGTAAAAGCAGTGGCATCATTTCAAAGTACACTAGAAAAAATAGTCGGTGAGCAAGGTTACGAATTTGAAGAGATTATTGACCAAATAGCACGTGAGCAAGCCTATATAAAAGATAAACTCGGTATAGATTTAATAAGTGTGCTTAATAAAATTCCAACCGAACCGGTTAAAGAAACACCGGAAGAAAACAACAATAACGGTAACGGTAATGGTAAAGCAAAAAGAATTAATGGAATAAGAGTAGGAGAATATTAGAATGAAAAAAGAAGAATTGCAATTATTGTTTACTCGAGGACTTAATTACCGTGCAATGCCGGTAGTTAATTCAACTTACAGTAATGAAAATAGAACGATAGACACTGTAATAGCAACCGAGGCACCCGCCTTAATGATTGACTGGGAAAAAAGCAACTGGAATAATATAGTACTTTGCCGCGAAGTGCTTCTTTGTGAACCAGAGGCAGTTGAAATACCGGCAAATAGACAGGTTCCATTCCTTGATGCACATTGGAAGTGGACTTCTGATGATGTTAAAGGTTCTATCCGGGAATTGAAAGTCGAAAACCAACAAGTTGTTGGCACCGTGCATATTAGTTCTTTAGAAGAACGGATTGCAACTAAAATTTCCGAAGGGCATTTAACAGACATTTCCGCCGGTTATAGAACTTACAAAGATTATTCTTTAAGAATTAAACCGAAAGAAAAAGCCGATTACAACGGCAGAAGTTTTGAAAATAATTACGGTGATAATCTTGACTTGATAGTAAGAACCAAATGGGGGCTTAAAGAGGGATCGTCTGTGCCTATTGGTGCCGATGATTATTCTAAATACCGGTCGGATGCTTCTATTCAAGCCGAATCAGAAAGATTTTTACAAAATGACATTTCTATAAACTCAAATAATCATAAATCACAAAGGAGTATTTCCATGGAAAACACAGCTCAATTAACTGAAGAGCAGATCAGAGAGCAAGAAAGAACTCGCATTTCAGAAATCGATTCTATTGCTAAAAGATTTGCGAACAATTTCAAGGGAGGTACGTCCGAACTTGAAAGAATTAAAAAAGAGGCTATTCAAAATAATAGAACTGCAGACTATTTCCGTTCCGTTGTTTTTGATAACTATGACGACACAAAACCAGTTGAAACACCTCCATCACACATCGGGATGGGTGAAAAAGACTTGAAAGAGTTTTCAATAACAAGGGCTATTAATGCCGCTATTGAAGAAAGAACCGGGGACGGTAAAGGCTGGGCAAATGCACCGCACGAAAAAGAAATGATTGATCAAGTTCGTAAACAATTAACCGACCTTGATGGATACACAATTAAAGGCATTCCGTTACCGAATGACGTTCTAACGCCAAGAATGGCTCCTCACTTAGGCTATGGCGGTAAAAGAGCAGCAACAATGACTGTTGGTACACCCGGCGATGGTGGTTACCTTGTCGGAACGCAACACCTTGGCAGTGAATATGTCGAATTAATGCGAAACCGTATGGTTACCGGGCAAGCCGGTGTAAGAATGTTAACCGGGCTTCGCCAATCAATTTCTATTCCAAAACAATTAACCTCACCAACTCTCGAATTTGTTGCAGAAAGCGGAAGCGGATCCGTTACAAAAATGACATTTGGGCAAATTCCTCTTACACCTAAAGAGGGGCGGGCTTCTATGAGCTATTCCCGCAAATTATTCCTACAGTCTATTCCGGCAGTTGATGCACTAGTTATTGATGACATTCTGAAAGTTGCTGCACTCGGCAAAGATAAAGCAATATTACACGGTAGCGGCACTTATGAGCCTACTGGGTTGGCAGCTGCTTCCGGGCTTGGTTCGGTTGTAGGCACTGATCTTGATTGGGCAAAATGTGTTGAATTTGAAACCGATGTTGCAACTGCAAATGCCGATGTAAATACACTTAATTTTATCGGTAATCCGCAAGTTCGGGGTCTTTTGAAAACACGTACAAAAACAAAAGACTATCCGTTCTTCTTAATTAATGAAGATAACAAACTAAACGGATATAACTTCTTAGCAACAAATCAAGCTGCTAACGGTTATCTTTTCTTTGGAGATTTCTCACAAATATGGCTTGCAGAGTGGGGTGTTGTTGATGTACTGGTTAATCCATTCAAAGATGAATCGGGCGATGTTGTTGTTACTGTATTTTGTGCCATTGACGTTGGTATTAGGGTTGATGGTGCATTCTCTATTTCTGACAATGTAACATAATCGGATTATATCTGATTATTAAAGGAGTTCTTAAAGTTTTAAAGCCGTTTCTTTAGGAACTCCGCTTAAAAAACGGTATTAATTATCAATAAAAAAAGAGAGACTAAAATGAAAGAACCAAAAATTCACGAACCGGAAAAATTGTTAATTCTAAGAAAATGCAGAGTTAAGCAACATGGCGAAACCGGAAACTCGAAACACGTTGAAGCCGGGCAAGTTGTAACAGTTAGCGGAATTGACAAACAATCATTATTGGCTAACGGATTAGCTACGCGTGATATTTCTGTAGCTTCCAAAAAAAAAGCTGAATAATGCCACTTGAAAACTTAAACAACTTCTTAAACTCGGATCACTTTGCGGTCGCTGCTACACTTACGGTGGGCAGCACCGCAACTAATATTTCTGTTGTTTTCGATTCCGAATATTCAACTTTAAATACTATTGGAATAGTAGAAGTATCATCGGCACAGCCTAAAGCGCTTGCTGTTGATACCGATGTTTCAACTGCAACAATCGGGAGTACTTTGAAAATAGGTGATACTACCTATTACATAATCGAAATACAACCGGACGGGACCGGAATGACTACTTTAATTTTGTCGAAGGATAATATTTAATGGCAAATAAAAGAGACGGAATAATGAGTGCAATAGTAACGGCACTTGGTACAATTAAAACTACTGCCGGTTACTCTACTAATCTTGGCAGCTATGTTAAAGAGTTTAGAACCGTACCGGTGGCAAAAGCTGTAGACGGTTTAACGGTTTATGATAGGGGACAAGAAAACGTAGGTAGTGCGGATCAAGTTAAAGCACTAACTGAATGGCGTCTTGAAGTGATGGTTGATATTACATACACTACTACAAGCGCACAGAATATACGCAAAGCAATAGCAGACGTTTATAAAGCAATAGGGGTTGACGATACTTATTCGGGCAAAGCTCACTTTACAGTCCCGGTAAGTGATGAAATGAATTTAATACAAGAAGAAAAAAAGGTTGCAGACGCAAGAATAATATTTCACGTCTATTACCGCACTACAACTTTCGCAGATGAATAAGGAGTAATAAAATGGATTTAGTAGGAGCTTATAAAAAGATTGACGGCAAACTTGTACCCGATATGGATGACGAAGCAATGCGGAAACGTGTTGAAGCCGAAGCGGTGAAAGAAGTTAAACCACGTGAAAAAACGAAATTTAAAAAACCTATTGAGAATTTAGAAGGAGAAAAAGAAAATGTTACACAGTAAAAGTTTAATACTCGCAAAAATTGAAAGTCCCTACGGAACGGACCCTACACCAACGGCGTTAGCCGATTCTTTTGTTACATCCATACCGGAAATAACACCGCTTTATGAAGTAAGGGCAAGAAATGTAGTGCAGCCGTCTTTTGGTATGCAAACAGATTTGGTTATCGGGCAAGGGATTAATATAAAATTCCAACTTGAAAATAAACCACACGGATCATCTGCTACAACCGCACCCAAACTGGGTATATTTTTACGGGCTTGCGGATTTACTCAAACAATAGATACAACTATTGATTATAACGTAAACAGCAGCCACGATGGTGAATCCGTTACTATCTATTATTATAAAGATGGTGTATTGCATAAAGCACTTGGATGTGTTGGAACTTTCAAACTTTCCGCAGTGCCAAATGATAAATGGGTTTACGATTTCGATTTCACCGGGCTTTATTCCGGTAAAGCCTCCCTCGCTTCCGATGTTGCATTCCCTTCCGCTACTTATACAACCGAAGCCATAGCACCTATTCTTTTCCGTAGTGCCGGATTAATTATTGGTGCTATATCTGGATTGGTTTATAAAAAATTCGAGTTCGATATGGGAAATAACATTATACCACGCCTTGACGGTAACAGTGCTTACGGCGTTAAACGTTACAGCATTGCGGGCAGAAATCCCAAAGCTAATATAACGGTTGAAGCAGTTGCATTAAGTACCTTCGACCCTTGGAGCGATTTTGAAACACCTACTGCAAGAAGTATAGTAGTAGATACAACTGGAACTGCTGGGAAAAGCTTCAAACTATCTTTGATAAATGCTGTACCCGATGCACCTCCACAATATTCAAGTGAGGAAAGTGTCTTGTGCTATGACATAAGCTATAAACCAACTATTACACCTCCCAATGCAGATGGAGACGTTCAGATAATTTATAAATAATAAAAATAAAAGGAGTAATTAAACAATGTTAACAAAAAAATATATAATAGGTGATGTTGCGTTTTATTGCGGTAAACCTAATGCAGTTCAACTTGTAAAGTATAGCCGGGAGGTATCGGAAGCACTTAAACTTAATAATGATGAGGCTATAGCAAGCGTAAAAGTAAATGCTGCTTTACTTCTTGTAACCAAAGCAGAAGTAGAATCAGAAAAAATTGAAGTATCCGAATTAAAAGAAAACTATTCTGCCGAATTGTTTATCCTATCAACTAATATATACGATAAATGTTTCGTACAAGTTGAAGCAGAAAACCCTTTAGCAGAGAAGTAGAGCGGTGGCTTCGCACTTGCTCTACTGATATTAAAGAAGGATGCATAAAGAGTGTTGGTAAAGAAAGGCTACCTTTTATGTGCGCAGAATGCGAATTTAACAAGCCTTTTTATCCATCAGAATATTTTACGAAGATTATTTTTTTATTGAAATTGAAAAATGCCGGTTATCCATTCGGCAAAGAAGATTTAACTATTGAGCAGTGGTTCGACATGAAAATGGTTGAAGATTCTATTAATAAAAGTAACCTAAACAAATTCAAAGGTAAATGAAAACACAAGTTGACATAACTGCTAATAATAAAACCGATGCAGCTTTTAATTCTTTTATAAAGAATATTAATAATGCAGAGAACAATATAAGAGGCTTTGACGGAAGCCTTTCTTCTATTGCAAATGGTTTTAAGAGTGTAGTGTCTAACATTCCATTTATGGTTACTGCTGCTGCCACTGCTGCAGTAACAAGTTTCGGATTAATGATTAAAAACGCAATCGATACTGCGGATGAATATTATAAACTATCGCAGCAAATCGGTTTATCTACCGAATCTATTTCTACAATGGCTTATGGTGTTAAACTTTCCGGTATGACTATGGAGGATTTCTCCACGTCTATGCTTAGGTTTAACCGTTACATTGCTACTATGGGGGATACTACTAAAACAGTTGAACAAAATTTACTTGATTTTGCTGATAAGTTTTCGCAGTCTGAAGATGGAGCAAAGAAAACTACTTTAGCGATGGAGGCTTTTGGACGTTCCGGTGCTAAGATGATCCCGATGCTTAATATGGGTGCTGAAGGGCTTCAACAAATGCAAATGCAAGCAAGGGAAATGGGACTTGAAATTTCTACCAACACCGCAATGGCAGCAGAACGACTTAATGATTCAGTTGAATCCCTTAAATTGCAACTGCAAGGCGTAGCCACTTCAACACTTCCAACAGTGATTGGATTGTTACAAGAAATGGTTTTAACTTTAACTGTTGCTGATAAGTTATTTATGGCGGCTTTTACAAGCACTAACATGATGGACATGGCTGCAAGAATTGGTTCTGTAATGGCTACTGCAAGAATTGAAATGGAGTTGCAAATAGGTGCTCTAAAAAAACAAAGAGAAGTAGAACTTAAATTAGCAGAGGAGCAACGAAAAGAGGAAGCCGCACGTATAAAAGCAGCACAAGCAGCAGAAAGGCTTAAACAACAGTGGGAACAAACAAGCAAGAAGTTTCAAGAAGATATTGCAAAAAATATCGGCAAAACAGAAACTTTTGAATATCAATTTTTACAACTTACTAACCGCGTTAAAGAACTTAAGTATCAATTCGGCGATAAAAAAGAAATTGATTTATGGTTTGAATCAATGAGTAATAATCTTGCCAAATTTGGTGAGACTTCTATTAAATCTGACAAGGTAAAATTAAACATCCCGGATAATTTAGACTTCGCAGTTTACGATCTTGAAAAACAAAAAATAGCTGAAGTAACCGATTTTGAACTTGCTAATTATATGGTTAGGCAAGAAGCATTTACGGGAATGTTTGATAACATGATTCAAGCCTCTCAAACATTTTACCAACTCTCCGGACAAAAAAGTAAAGAGTGGTTTGCAATTTTCAAATCAATTTCTATAGCCGAAGCAGTAATAAGCGGTTACAACTCAATACTTAACTCTTATGAGGAAGGTACAAAGTGGGGTGGTCCCATTCTCGGAACTGTATTTGCCGCCGCCGCTGCAGCTTTTACTGCGGCAAAGATAGCCTCTATTGCAGCAACTAATCCGGGAACATCTTCAATGGGCGGTGGTGGTGCATCTGCACCCTCTATTCCTAAGCCTAATTCTTTACGTAATAACGAAGGAGAAGGAGGAAGCGGAAACGTTACAATTAATGTTTATGGCTCGTTAGTAGATCACGGCAAATTTGCAAGAGATATACTTCCATCGCTGCAAGATGCTCTTAATGATTTGGGAGGTGGCTAATGGCTAACCCGGCTATTTTGAGGTCCAACAATTTTGCACACGGTACATTAACCGCAACGGGTACGGACGCTGGATATAGTGTTAATAATCTTATAGACTACAGAACTACAACACACTGGCAAGCTGCGGCACACGGCACTAATTACATTACGGTTGAAAGTGGCGATGTTTTAAGTGCAGATATGCTTGGCATTGTTAAACACAATCTTTACACTGCGTCTGCTACGATTACGATCGAATATTGGGATAATGTGTTATCATCATGGGTGGCTATTGGCACTCCTTTCTCTCCGACTTCGGATGAATGTATAATTAAACAATTTACATCTAAAACATCTTTGAAGTGGCGAATAAAAATTAATACAGCAAGCGTAAAAGCCAAAATAGCTGTGATGATGATTGGCAGTAAAATAGAAATGCCGTATCCACCCGAAGCACCCTCCGCACCGTACCGGGAAATCTACCGCTTATTAAATACTGAAAGTAAAAACAATAACTTCCTCGGAGCTATAAGACGGCATCCACGCTATTCAATTAATCATTCATATAAAATGATTACTAAAACATTCTATGATACTTATCTTCTGCCGTTTTGGGACACACACGCTAAACTCGGTTATCCCTTCTTCTACGGAATGGATGCAGATAATATACCGGAAGGGAATTTCTTCTGCCGTTTTATTGACGATTATGAATGGAACCCAAACCGCTCTAATTCGAGCTATATAAATGAATTAGTTTTCGATATGATAGGTGAAAGATGAGCTACGCATCCGAATTAGCAGCAATAACCCGCAAAAAAATTACACTTGTTAAAATAACTTTAGACTATTGTAGTTTAAACTTTGGAGAGGAGCCATGCAAAGCTACCGGAACTAAATGCTACAACACAATTACTACTTGTAGTGATAAACCTAATTTTGATAAAACAACTAAAGTATATACTTTTTGCGATTCCGATATTGAACCGCCATTCGATTTTGTAAGACCATATATTCGGGATATTCAATATTTACCCGGTGAAATTAAAGAAGATAAAACAGTTCCGCAGCGGGTAACTATTAATATGCTTGATGAACGTGATTATGATATTGGTATCGATCCTTACTGGAGTGATAGAGGTTATTCATCCGTTGTAGGTGTGCCGGGTACATTTTGGAAAAAACTTATTGCAAGAAATGATAATTATCGAAAAAGAGTTATTCAAATATACGAGGGTTTTGATTCACTTGCAGAGGTTGATTATGAATTGAAATTCACCGGCTTAATTGATGAGATTAACTATGATAACTTCGGCGTATCTATTAAGTGCATCGATCTAATAAAAGGACTGGATGAAATCGAATATCCATTCAAAACCAATAGCCGAATAACAACTGCAATCGGTAAACTTTGGAAAGTAGTTGATTCATCGGAATTAGTGTACTTAGTGAGTGCAGAGCTGGGTGATTATGCTCGAAAAACTTTAATGGATATTTTCGAGATAACAACTGCAACGGAAGTTTATGATGCTAGTGGAACGCTTGACGGAAATTATACTTATGTTGTTGTTGCAACTCAAGACGGGCAGTTTTACGGAAGGACTATTGAGAATTATGTTACTTGCGTTTCACCTATAACTAATGCAGTCGATCTTAAATGGGATGACGTTTCAGCAGAAAAATATTATGTATTCCGAGCGGGCTTTAAAGGTAGTGTTTATGAAGTAGGATATTTTGATTTAGACACCGCTACAGCTTGGACAGATACGGGGACTGATGAAATCACCTTGCTACCTATTCCAGGCTTTTATGATGCAGAGGTTTATTATGAACTTGAAGATTATGATCCTACAGTTGCGGGTAATTGGACTTTAAAGAGTGGACTGCCAAACATTACTACAAATGAAGTAACAGCATTAACAAGTTCTACCGGCTACATACAGATTGATAAAGAAATTATTTATTACGGGGGGAAGGCTTCTACAACATTAACAAATATAAGGCGTGGACAGTTTGGCACTGAAACGGAGCGACATAAAACTTATGCTTTTATAAGCAGATTAGTTTTTGAAAAACCACAAAATCCATATACACTTGCCAAAAAATTATTAACTGATTACGCCGGTTATAGTTCCGGTTATATTGACGGGACCGCTTTTGATACTTATGCAGCAGCTTGGACTTCAATACAAGTTAGTTTAGAGCCGATTACTAAAAAAGCAAAGTTATCAAATATTTACTTTGACTTAATGAATATTCTTGAATCTAAAAGCTGGCAGAATGAAGCAGGTAAAATAACGATAAGGGAAAACTCCGAATCGGCAGTAATTTCAAAAAAAATCACTGATGACGATATAATAGACGGAAGCACAAAAATATTTTTGAATGATAAATCACGTTTTACACGTGTTTCATTGCTTTGGTTTCGGGTTGATGTTACAGAGGATATAAGCGACAAAGAAGCTTATAAAAGAACTACTCTTTCAATAGATGCAGATGCAGAGACTAAATTATCGGAGGATGTATTGAAAGAGATGCACACAGTTTTTATAAATGAAAATTGCGGGACTGAAGCTGATTTATCCTCTTTTGTAGATGCACTTCTTATAACCAAACTAACGAGGCTAACAACAGCAAGATTCCAGATAGAATGTGAACTTGAATTAAAAGATTCTGATATAAAGTTAGGTGATTTCATTGAATTAAGCACTGATGAGTTTAACAATACAGACGGCAGCGACTATACTGAAGAAACTTTTCAAGTGCTTAAAAAGGAATACACTGCATTAAATAAAGTGAAATTATTATTAGAAAAAGTATAGAGAGGTAGAAAATGAAAAAAATATTATTTATAATGGTTTTATTCGGGATTGTGGTGCATGGACAAACGTGGACGCCGCAAAAGAGTTCCGAATCTACTTATGGTAAATACACAATGATGAAAAGCGGAGATACAAGCATCACAATGAACTACCTTCCGCAGTTAGAAGGGATAGAGGACATCCTCCAAATTGACAACCCGCCAAGCGTGTTTGTGAATACTGTCGATGAAGATGGTGTTGTAAATACACAAATATATGGCACATGGGAAGGGAACTTAATAAATCCACACGATGAAGAGTACTCTGTATTTTTTGAATCGGCACTTGCAGTTGATGGTTTTCCACATTATGTTCTTGATTTTGTAGATTCAGATGACAAGATTGTATTTAAGTATTTTACCGGTGAGGTTTCATACGATGTTATTTTTGAAGCTCCATATCCGGGAATTAGAATGGAGAGCTTCAGGCTGCAGAAAGGGCTGAACGAATGGAGGCTCTGGGTTGATTCAATTTACTTGGGTAGCTTTGTAAACGATGCGATACAGTATATTGGCAAAGTTTATCCCATAAACATTACAATTGCCAACCTCACCATGACACCTTTGCGTACAAAGGATTTGGTAGAGGATAATGTAAAGTTGACTTATGACTTGTTGGGTTCGACAAATAGCTATTCGCAATTTATAACTTCTACGAGTGCAGCAGTGGGTGAGGTTGACTTTGGTTTTGAAACTCAATCGGTAACATTTATAAATGACGGTGTAACTACCGATACTTTATATGTGAGTACTTCTAATACTTTTCCCGCAACTAATACGATTGTAAGGTTTGGCGGTGAAGGGTTTACTAAACGAATGAAAACGAATAAACTTTATTTCAAGGTTGGGAACGTACCTTTAGCGGGCAAGAAGATAAGAATTGAGGGCTACTAATATGAGAAAGTTAATTTTAATTTTACTTTTATTCACAGCGACTTACTTTTCGCAAACTGAGACGGATTATTTCTCTTTGCCTATGTGGAAGCTGGGTTCGGCGGGACTGCTGCAACCGAGAACAGACTCATCGGCTTTGCTGATAACGGGTAACCTCGGCAGTGGATGGGCTGAGCCGAATTTGGGAGCGGGCTCAAGAATGCTTTGGTATCCGAGAAAGAGTGCTTTTCGGGCTGGGGGTGTAACCGCTACACAGTGGGACAATACGAATATAGGGGATTATAGTTTTGGGAGCGGAAGGAATACAAGAGCTTCGGGGACTTACTCAACTGCGATGGGAGCAAGCTCAACAGCTTCGGGAGAATACTCAACTGCGATAGGAGCTGGCGCAAACGCTTTTGGAGAATTCTCAACTGCGATGGGGTATAGCACAAAAGCTACGGGAAATTACTCAACTGTGATGGGGGCTGGCACAGACGCTTCGGGGACTTACTCAACTGCGATGGGAGCAAGCACAATAGCTTCGGGAGAATTCTCAACTGCGATGGGGTATGGCTCAACAGCTTCGGGAGAATACTCAACTGCGATGGGGTATAGCTCAAGAGCTACGGGCTTTGCTAATTTTAGTTCTGGTTCCCGGGCAACTGCCTCTGGAGATTCGCTTTCGTTTATCTACGGTAGAGGTTGGAGTAGTGATTTAAGAGCAACAAACTCTACAAGGCGTTCTTTTATGGTAAGTTATTCCTATGACGACAGTAAGGTTGGTTTGCATGTGGTAGACACGAGTTATGTGAAGATGCTTGGCACAGTAATAACTGATTCACTTACTACATTTTATACAACAACAAAGATTGATTCGGCTACTATTATATCACTACCAAGCGGTAAGGCGGGTTGGGGAGAAGTAATGATTGGTGATGCTCAAGAATGGGCTACATTTCATTTTACAAGTGCGGGAGCAGTTACTTTAAGAACTAACTCAACTAATGTGAGTACAACCCCGTTTGATGCAAACAAGCTGAATATTTATAATGCTGGAGGAAATGTAGCAATACAAAATTGGATTAGTGCAGCACAATTAAATGTTGCAGTTAAAGTACATTATTTTACACCTTAAAGATTGGAGAACAAAATGAGTATAGTCAGAATTAAAAAAGTTGAAGTACAAAAATATCCGGTAGAGAAATCTGCGGAGTATGTAAATTTTCTTGACCCGTCAGTTCATCTAATTGACAACGGAGTAAGATGTAACTATGAACTGTTAGACGAAAATCAGCAAGGGGTTTTCAACGGTTCACTTGAATTAAACGAATCGGAAGTAATCGAATGGAAAGATACAGATGAGCAGTTAGTTGATGCAATGCTGTATAAGTTAAACCTTGAAAGGTTTGTTGAATGATATTCCTATATATCTTCATAGCTGCAACTTTATGCTTTGGGCAAAGCGAGGTTTACAAGGCAATCGGTTGGACTTGATTATGCAACGGATAGAGCCGCTTGGGAAAAGTGGAAAAAAGTATTTAAGGTAAAAGAGTTTTTATCTTGGGAAAATCTTGGAGCATTTGTGTCTCACTTTACTGTTAAGAATACTTTCGCAACTTTAGTAAGAGATAAGATGAAACATAACAAATGGTTTTATTCGTTTGAAGCTGAGTTGATTTTTGGCGATGTAATTTACGATTTGATTAAATAGGAGATGTGATGAAAGAAAGCATTGAAAAACTTGAAGAACTGCTAAAGGTTTTGGACAGTCTGAATGTTGAGATTGGCAACCAGAAACTTGATGCTATTCTAAATCGCATAGCAGCGTTAATCGAAGAAATGAAATTGAAATTAGAATTAACCTAAATATATGAAAGGATTGGTTCGATGAGTAAAGAGGAATTGATTAAAAATATAGAGACGGGTAAAGTAAAGGTTATCACTAATGCTCAAATGTGGATTACGATAATTATTTTTCTCTTTACAACCGTATTTGGAGCGGGTGTTGTTTATGCAACAATCGGACAGCGACTAAATGTAGTTGAAGGAAAAGTGCAAAGCCTTGAAGAAAAAGAACTAAGTAATAACGTAAAGCAAGGCGTAATAAAAGAAACAAGGGATAAACAATGGCACGAAATACAAATGAACATGAAGAACATTTGTAAGGCTTTGAGAATACCTTATGAAAAAATGGATTAAACTTAAAATGAAAGGATAAATAAAATGAAAAAGTGGTATTCATCTAAATTGATTTGGGTGGGTTTCGTTACACTTGGTTATGGTGTTGCAAAACTACTTGGAGTTGATGCAGATTTGACTCCCGGTGCATTAGAATCTGTATTAGGTGTAATTGTAGTTATACTTAGATTTGTTACTAAAGAGGAAGTTGTACTAAAATGAGTGCTTTACTCGACAAGTACAAGATAACTAATTTTACTTGGGATGAAGTTACGAGATATCAAGACGACATTCCAGGTAACTTAGTTATGAATATATTCCCGACACTTTCAATATTGCAAAGCATTAGAGACTTTGTACATGAACCAATTACTATCAATTCAAGCTATCGCAGCAAAGAATACAATAGAAAAGTAGGTGGTTCAAAGAATAGTTTGCACATGCAGTTCAATGCGATTGATTTCAGTGTTAAAGGGTATAACGGCAACGACTATAAGTATCTGTATGATAAGATTACTAAGGGCGATTTTAGTAAAGGGATAGAGTGGAAAAACGTAAAGTACAAAATTGAACCTAAGTTAATGGGTGTAGGATTGTATCGTACTTTCATTCACATTGATACAAGAGGACTCTTGGGGATGAGAGGAGCTAAGTGGAAGGGATAAAGTGGTATTGGTATGTAATAGCTATATTAATTATCCTTGTTGGTATCGAGGAATACCGAATCAGTCATTTCCGGTTGACGATTGAAAAGAAAAATAACATTATTAAAGAGTTGCAGAACACCAAACCGCAGGAAGTTATTCCCGGCAAACCAGACACGGTTATAATCGAAAAGCCAAAAATAGTCAAAGTGAGCGTACCTTTTACAAGAGACATCGATACGCTTATTAATAAAGACGATCACCTTATCAGATTAAAAACGAAAGATGAGTTTATTTCAATTGATATTGAATGCAGGGCGGTAGAATTGATTATTAAACAGCCTTACACAATCAAGGTATATGTTCCAGAACTGAAAGAAGTTGAAGTTGTCAAACACGAACTTAAGCCGGAAACATTCTTGGTTGGATTTGGTACGGGTGCCGTAGCAACTGTATTAATAGTGTATGGTATAAAACAAATAACGAAATGATAAGCCTTATAGGTATCATTATTACTCCACCTCCGGTACTTACCGGAGGTTTTATTATATTGTAATAAAAATGGTTATGGGAAAAGGGGAAATATTATCCGTAGTCAGATACTCTTTTTGAAAAAATTTTGAAAAAACACTTGACAAATACTGTACATTTACTTAACTTTGCACCAGAATTTAATAATATTTAACAAAACTTAACAAAACTTAACAAAACTTAACGGAAGTTAACGGAAGTTAACGGAAATATAAAGGTAATAGCAAGTGTTTGATATAGATTTATTAAGATTTCTTAAAGAAAACCGACTTCAGCAAGTTGATTTGATAGGAATCACGGGTTTAACACCCGCCGCTATAAGCTTGATGGTAAAAAGAAAACGTGTAAAAGCCTCTACGCTGCGGAAGCTGGAAGAAAGATTCGGAAACTTAGATAAATACATGTTGAAGAAAAAATTAAGGAAAGCCGTTTAATCCATTTGGATTAGATGGCTTTTTGATTTTAAATATGAATAAATAACACAAACTAAGGAGTAATAATAATGAAAACAGAAACAAATATTAATAAATCTATAGACCCGATTGACTTGGATGCATATTTTAAAAATAATCCCAATATTTCGGAATCAGCATTCTATATCCGTAATCGTTACGGATATCCAAAAGTTATTCAAGTAAGTGTTTTAGCCGCTATGCACTATATTTTTTCTAAAATAAACGAAAAAGATGCCGAGACATTTTTACACGAAGTGATCACTGGCGAATTTATTAATAAAAAAACTCCTTCTTATTTATTGAGAGAAAAACTATTACAATACAAGATCAAACGTTCTCGACCAACAGAAACGACAATATTTATTGCATTTTTTAAAGCGTGGAACTATTGGCGGAAAAAAGAAACTCCGACTTATTTCAAGGATAATGATAAAACGAAATTGATTTACCCAATTTAAAAGGATTAACATGAAAAACATATTTACAATAGCGTTATTTATAGTAATAGGTTCAGCAGCGGGTTATATTCTGGGATGGTACTTTGCAGCCGGGTGCTTTGGTGCAATGGTAGGGCTGTTTGTTGGTGCTGTTTGTGTCGGTGGTAATAGAAGCGATCTTGAAATAGAGGCTAACTTTTGGATGCAAAGCTATTATAACATTAAGGATGAGCAAGTTAAATGCGTTGCTATCCGCCATGAGAATGCCCGCCTTGTTGAAGATAATAAACAGCTTGAAGCCGATAAGGAAGCACTTGCTAATAAATTAGTTGATCTGGAAGAAAAAATTAAAACGGTAAAGAATGAAAAAAGTATTTGTAGCTGTAAATAATAAAGAGCGGGTGTATGTATCCGGTAAGGACGTAAAGGACGCCCTCCGCCGATTGCGGAGAAGATTGCTTGCAAAATACGGGCGCTATAACATTACCGATATAAGAGAAATGAAAAGGGCATAACGCAGCCCCGTTTGTGCCGATTGCGGAAATTTTTAACTAAACATAAGGAAAAAACAAAATGACTAAATATGAAGAAAGTGAAAAATTCGGGGAATTTGAACAAATAAATGGTGCAGTTGCAAACCGGCTAATGAATGAAGTAAACGAATTAATTGATAAACTGGAAAGCAATTCGGCACCAGACGGTAGTTATATTTTTTGTGCGGACAAAGTTGAGGTTAATGATATTGTTGATGTGATCTTCACAAGGAATAACATTTTTGATTGGCAAAACAGTTGCACGTTAGGAGATTGCAAAGTAGTGAAAATACCTTATGCGGTTGGCGACACTTATGGATTTGTTTACCAAGATGATGAGATACAAAGAAATATTTTTGTTAATCCAATAAGCACCGAATTTATTGGAGTTGAATTTATAAAGAGAGCACAAAAAATATAACGACTATTTTAAGCCGTTGCGGGAATAATAATAAAAGGATATAAAATGAACAGACCAAACATTAAAGATTTTTTTAGTGAAAAGACAACTCCTTCAATAGTAAATAATATGTTTTTGGAGAATAACGAACTATATAATTACATTCAAGCCCTTGACAATTACATAGACGACCTAAGCAATCGGCTTGAAAAACTTGTTAGTTTTGCCGAGCCGAACCAACAACTTTTTACTGTTAATGAAGTAACTGGACTTCAGAGTTCCGGCGAACCTTTATAACGCCATAATTAAAGAAGCTGTGAAGGAAGATAAGACCTTCACGGCGTTTCTTCTTGATTGTGCAAGAAAACAAATCAAAAATAAGGGCGTAAATATTAAACCGGAAAAACAACTGATTTATGGGAAGGACTGGGAGTTATGAATGAAATCTGTAAAGGGTGTGGGTTGCCAATAAAAGCATCCGCCGATGGGAGATATTGCGTAAATAAATTAGTTCGCTTCCCGGACATTGAACCGTCTATTTGCGGTTATAGTAAAGAACGTAATAAAGGCGGACGTCCAACTAAAACGAAATATACTTGCCGATGCGGTAAACCGGTGTATTGCCGTGGACGCTGTAAGGAGTGCTGGGAGAAAATACGGCTTAACCGTGCTAAGGTAATTAAGCCTTATAAAATTACTCATCACATAAAAAGAAAAATAGACGAAATGCGTAAAGGGAATTATACACTTAAAGAAATAGCCGCAGAGCTTAGTATTTCTGCAAGTACTGTTAGTAAATATGTATAATGTTGTAATCTTACTAAAGAATGGCGCTATTAAAACGATGCAGCTAAAGTGTAGCTGTAATCTTATTAAAGAATTAACGATAAGGATAATTAAACATGAGACTTTTAGAAGTTTTAACGAAAGAAATATCCGCAAAATTATATTTACAAAGATTTACTGAAAACTCCATTAATGAGTTTCTTTTTAATAACGGTAATGAAGAAATAATAAATATGGATCAGCAAACAGCTAAAGTACTTGCAAAAACAGTTCTCGACTTTATGCTGAATAACGAACTTATAAGTGAAGAATCACTTCAGAAATTTGAAGGGTGTAAAGGATGAATACCATAGAAAATGATCACGGTGCGGTGGATGAGTATTTTGGAAACGATGCCGATTGTTGCTATTTGTGCGGTTTCGGTAAGGTGATTGATGATGGTTTGTGTTATAAATGCTGCATGGAATTCCCTACGCAGTTAATGATGAAAAAGAAAAAACACCGTAATAGACGTAAACTTAAACAAAGAGAAGATAATATTGGTGGCTACGAACAAACTTAAAAAATATGCTTTGATGTTTTTGGAAGTCGGGGTTAACCCGCTTCCTACTACGATAAAGCAAAAATATCCAAAAATACAAAGCTGGAAGGAATACCAAACATCCTTAATCGATGTTAAGGATATTGATAGATGTTTTACTTCCGATATAGACGGCATCGGTGTTATTACGGGTAAAATAAGCGGTAATCTTGAAGTAATAGATTTTGATAATAAGTTTGGTGATATTGTTGAAATCTTTGATGAATACCGAAGCATACCGGAGATTGAAAGCATTATTCAGCGGTGTGTTTTAGAAAGAACGCAATCGGGTGGCTTCCATATCATTTATAGGGCTGATACTATCGGTGGAAATCAGAAACTTGCGGAGCGAAAAAAGTTAAATGAAAAAGGGAAGGAAGTTTGGGAAACGATAATCGAAACACGCGGGGAGGGTGGTTTTTGTGTTGTTTTTCCTTCGCCTAAATATGAGAAGCTATGGGGAAGTTGGAATAATCTGCCGGTATTGGATGAAGATGAAAGAAATTTGTTACTGGAGTTTGCAAAATCATTCGGCGAAGCTAAAGAAAAAGTAAGTTATTCTGATGAGACGTTTAAGAGTAGTAAGTATGAAGAACGACCGGGGGACGCTTATAGCAGCAGCATCGAAGGGATTGCTGAAAGTAAAAGGTTATTAATAGATGAAGGATGGACGCTTGCATACGATAGGCGTGATACTGAACATTGGGTTAGACCCGGTAAAACGAAAAAAGACGGAACCAGTGCAACTTATAGAGGCAGTGTATTCTATGTATTTAGCAGTAATGCACATCCTTTTGAGAATGAAAAAAGTTATTGTCCATTTAGTATTTTAATTACTTTAAAATTTGCCGGTAACGTAAATGAAGCGGTTAAATATCTTGTTGAAAAAGGATACGGCAAGCGTAAACAGCCATCGGAATCGATTAAACACACTGAAGAACTTTCAGAGGTGTTTTATTACGTTAAAAGCACGAAAAATACAACTGTGCTTAACATTAACCGGGTTAATTTTATGCACTTCTTAAAAAAACATGGCTTTTATAAAATCTATGATAAGAAGGAATACACATTTGTCCGTAAAATTGACAACATAGTTCGGGAAATAACTATTCCGCAAATTAAGGATTATGTACTTAATTGGATTGATAAATTAGACGATCCGATAATTGAACATTTCACCCGGTACGATTTGCGGAATCTGATACTTGACGAATCAAAAAAGGTATTCACTAGATATTTAATGGAATGTTTGGAAACGATTGAGATTGATTTCGTAAGGGATGATAAAGATGATGCACATTTCTTTTTTAAGAACTGCTGGGTACGTGCTACAGCGGAAAGCATCGATATAATGAGTTATACTAAATTATCCGGGTTCATTTGGGAGAATCAGCGTATTAACGCCGATTATAAAGAGCCGGATGATGATTTAATGAGCGAGTTCGAGCGGTTTATAAGAAACATTTGTAAGGATGAAACAGATCGCATTGAAGCACTTGAAACAGCAATTGGTTACTTATTACATACTTATAAGGACCCGAATACAGCTAAGGCGATTATATTCTGTGATCAGGGTGGTGAGCGTCTACTCTCCGCTGATGAAAGTAATGGCAGAACCGGTAAGAGTTTGGTAGGTAAAGCAATCGGAAAGCTGCGGCGGGAGGTTCGTATTGATGCAAGGAATTTTTCTATGGATAAAGCCTTCGCTATGCAGCAAGTCGGTTATGACACACAGTTTATTAATTTTAACGATGTAGATAAGCGGTTCAACTTTGAAAAGCTATACAGCATCATTACAGATGCTATTACAATCGAAAAGAAGAACCGGGATGAGTTTACTATCCCTTTTGATAAATCGCCAAAAATCCTCATTAGCACTAATTATACAATAACAGTTGATGGTACATCCGGTGAGGATCGTAAATGGGAGATTGAATTTACAGACTTCTACAACATTAATCACAAGCCGATAGACGATTTCGGACACCGTTTATTTGATGATTGGGATAGTGCTGAATGGAATCGCTTCTATATGTATATGATAGGTTGTTGCCGTAAGTATCTCCATATAGGGCTAATGCCTTATGTCAAGAAGAATTTATCTCGGCGTCTGCTGTTACAAAGTACAACTTTAGACTTCTTGGATTATATGGATGATGCAATAGAGTCGGTTCAGCTTATAGGAGGAAGTAAGAGGTTTTACACCAGTTTCCACTTTGATGAGTTCTTGAAACGGTTTCCGCACCACAAGAAATTGACTGTTAATACGTTCGGGAGGTGGTTAAAATATTACGGCAATTATAACAAAATTAACTGGGTATCTAAGCGAGATAATGAAGGAAGATATTATGAGTTTATGTATAGTTAGTTTGTTGGCTTTTGTTGGAGGTAAATTGAAATCTAATGGAATTAATATATTGCTTAATAGCAACTATATACCAACGATTCCAACAATTCCAACACTTATTTTATTTTGTTGGAATGAGAAAACTTTGATTTTGGTTTGTAATGGGCTTATATATGCCATATTACCATATATTCCATTACTTTCCCTTATAAATAATAATAATAATATATATATAAAGAAAAGGGGTAAAAGTGTATAGTAAACTATACAAAATAGAGATATATGTAAATGCTAAGAGCGATATAGAAAAACAATGGAATTATTGGAATTGTTGGCATGAACGAAAGGAATTGAGATGAATATAAGTGTGAAGATGGACACCCGGGAACTGAAAGCGAAACTTAAAAAACAGCGTGAGGAAATTCCTTTCGCTACTGCATTGGCTCTTACAAAAACTGCACAAGATATGCAGTTTGATATTATAAAGGAAACAAAGAAAAGATTTACTATCCGTAAAACTTGGCTTGAAAAAGGAAAGTATGCAGTAAGAATAACACCGGCTAACAAGCGTACCCTTACTGCTAAAGTCTGGAATGATGCACCTTGGATGCAATCATTTGAACGAGGTGAATTAAGGAAACCGAAACGTGAATCTTTTGCTGTTCCAACTGATCAGGTAAAAAGAAACAAGCGGGACATCATAACAAGAAGCAACAGACCGAAACAATTAACACGTTCATTTAAAATAAGAACACGGCAAGGTAATGAGATATTGCTAATAAGACGTGGGAAAAAAGTAGTTAAGTATGTATATTCACTTATTAAATCAGCAAAGATTAATCCGCAGTGGAAGTTTGTTGAAACCGGAACAAGATCAGCACGTAAGAACTGGCAGAAGAACATCAATATTGCATTAACAAAGGTATTGAGATGAAAAAATATTTTTTAAGGTACTTCCTGGAGTATTTTACTTTGGGTAACGAATGACTGTATTTTGTAATCAAATAGAGAACTGAAACAGATAGATTTCGTTTCGTTAAATAACTTAAATACAACAACATATCTAATCATTATTTATGTTGAAGGGAAGTAATATGATAAACATTTATGAACCAAAAGGGAAAGCAAGAGAATATTCACCTCTTGCTTTGAATATATATAAAGGGTGCGACCATAGCTGTTTTTATTGTTACGTCCCAAATATATTATCGGTTTATAACAAAAAGTATGAACATAATAATGTGGTCCCGAGAGATGCTCTATTAAAAGGGCTAATTAATAGCTGTAAGAAATACTACAATACAGAAAAACAAGTATTGTTATCATTTACAACTGACCCATATTGCAAAGCAAATGATGTATATAAATTAACAGCTTCAACTTTAGAGATATTATTAAAATTTAAAATACCCACGGCTATCCTATCAAAAGGAGGGCATAGAATATTACAAGATTTATCTATTCATAAAAAATTTGCAAAATCTATTAAAGTTGGTTTAACCTTAACTTATGATAACGATGAAGATTCTATAAAATATGAACCTGGAGCAGCATTATTTACTGAAAGAATTGAAACATTAAAAATACTAAAAGAGAATGGTATAACAACTTGGGTATCAATGGAGCCAGTAATATTTGCAGATCAATCATTATCGGCTATTAAAAAAAGCATTGAATATGTAGATCACTACAAAATAGGAAAACTAAATCACTTTCCAGAATATGAGAAAAATATTAATTGGTCAGAATTTTTGGACAAGGTGGTTAGCTTTATGCGTATTAGTAATAAAAAGTTTTACATAAAAGAAGATTTGCGAAAGTATAATAAAGGCACAATATTAAATGACGATGAAATTAATATGGATTATTTGAACGTAAAAAAAATGGAGTAAAAATGACTAACCAAGTAACTACAAAGGCATTAGCTGATTTCTTCAGCGTAACAGACCGCACAATTCAAAAGTGGGAAGAAAAATTTGAAGAGAAAAAACTTCCACGTGCAAGACGTGATCGGGGTTATTACGATTTTCTTGTGTTTATATTAAACATTTATAATCTGCAAAAAGAAGAGATAGAAATGCTTAAATCATCCGGTGATGAGAAACTACACCGGCTTAAAATGGACGGGCAACGAATACAGAATAAAGAAAGAGATATTAAATTCCGCCGTTTACTTGGCAGCCTTGTTGATTTTAACCGCGTACAAGCCGCTGTTGCCGATGTTACACTTAACTGGCGAAAACATATTTTATCATTAATTCCGAAAATAACAAATGCCACCGATGGAGTAGTTGACCGCAGTAAACGTATTCAGCAAATTGAAAAAGAAGTACATAAATTACTTGTAGATTTAGCGGATCAATCGAATCTAAAAATTAACATAGAAGAAGAAATTGAAACAACATTAGAAGAAGAAGAACCGGAAGGAGTTGAAGAAAATGAAACTACATGAAGTAATGAAAGAAGTTCAAAATATGAATGAAGATTCAAAAAAGCACGACACCCCCACTGACGCAAATAATGTGTTAGCGGGGCGTTGTTTTCTCGCAAGGTATGCTAATTAAATGAAACTTCATTCACTACATAAAGTCTATGTGAACAAAGTACTTAACCGCAACGTATATCGGGCGGTTAAAACTATGTTTAAACTTATTCTACCTCCACCATCCCTAAAGGTTAGTGAATGGGCAGAGCAAGAGCGGTATTTACCGGATACCAATGCTATTACCGGTAAATGGCAGAATGACAACGCACCTCATGCTGTTGAGATTATGAATTCCGTTAATAATACCGAAGTACAGCAAATTACTGTTATGGGTTCAGCACAAATCGGCAAGACTGAAGCTATTAACAATATTATCGGTTATAAAATAGATGTTGACCCTTGCAGCATGATCTTGATGCAGCCCACTGAAAAGGATGCTAAGGATTATGCGCAACAAAAACTTGAGCCAATGCTGTACGATACACCATCTATAAAAAGAAAAATCGGAAAGAAACGACAACGTAATACTGATACCGCTTTGCTTCGGAAAAAGTTTCCCGGCGGTTGGCTTATAATAGTTTCCGGTAATTCACCATCGGCAACAAGAAGTAGGACAGCTAAACTTACAATCGGCGATGATATAGATGCAATTCCAATCCAGTACCAAAAAGAAGGTGATCCGATATTACGCCTTATTAAAAGAAGCACTACTCATTACGATAGTTTGAACATTAACATAAGCACACCTACGCGTGCAAATGAAAGCCGAATTGAACACCTATACAAACAATCCGACATGAGAAAGTACTTCGTTAATTGTCCTCACTGCAAACATGAGCAGATATTAGAGGAAGAAAATTTGATATGGGATAAAGATGTTGATATGTTTGGAAAAGTAACGGCACACCATCCCGAGACGGTACGATACCAATGCCCGCACTGTAAAGGTTTCATTAATGAGTATGAACGGAAAGAAATATTAAGAAAAGGATTTTGGAAACCGGAAAGACCGTGGATAATAAGACACCGTGGTTACTGGATTAACGAACTTAGCAGTACACTTTCCTCTATGCAAAAAGTAGCTAATGCTATTGTAGAAGCCGGTATCGATATTAAAGATAACGCATTTGATTTTACCGATGTTAATGAAGAAAAACTTGAAGCACTTTACAACACTGTACTCGGTAGACCATTTGAATCTGTAAGAGGCGAAAGCATTGATGCTGTTGAAATGATAGACCGTATTGAAGATTTCATCAGTAAAGATAAACTGATTATTCCGAATGAGGTATTATTACTTACCGCAGCCGTTGACGTCCAAGCCGGTGGTTATGAGAAGGATCAAAGGCTTGAAGTTAAAGTTATCGGGTGGGGTAAACAAAAAGAAAACTGGATATTGTACCGCAGCTATATTGCCGGTAGTATTAAAGATTTATATTCACCTAATTCACCCTGGCGGACGCTTGACCAATTTCTTGACCGTAACTGGCAAAGGGCAGACGGTATTCAATTAAAAATAGTTACAACCTTTATCGATTCCGGTTTTGAATCGCAAACCGTTTACGAATACACTACCACCCGAAGCCGGCGACGTATCTACGCAATCAAAGGAGCTAATCGTTACGGTGCGGAATTGCTTCAGCGTAAAGCCTCATTTGTAAACAAGGGCAGAACGCTATTGATAATTATTGGTACACAGCAAGCGAAACATGAGATTTACAGTAATTTAAAAAACATAAAAACACCGGGAGCAAAGTACACACACTTTGCAAAATGCTTTTGCGATGCCGATTATTTTAAACAGCTTACTGCCGAACACGCAGTAAGAAAAACAACCGGGATGATGGATTTTATAATTTACGAAAAAAAGAAAAAAAGCCTTGCTAATGAAGCTATAGACTTATTCGTCTATAACTACGCTGCTATGGAATATCTTAACCCGAACTTCGATGCAATAGAAAAATCTATTGAACGGATAAAAGAATCTGGCGTACAAAAAGAAACAAAGGAGGCAGAGGCAACACTTAAACAGCCGGAGCCGGTGCAAGCGGTCCCGCAACGTAAACTAAAATTGAAAAAAACTAATTTTGCAACCAGTTGGAAATAATTAAAGGAGTAAGTGATTTGAGAATAGAAATTAATCCGCCGTATGATGAAAAATTATTAAGACTGTCTAACACCACCGGCATGAGTGCCACTCAGTTACTTAATAATGTTATCGTTTTACTCGATGACGAAAAACTTAAAAGCGATGCTACGCAAATGTACATGAATCCGCTGCAGTACATTCATTACTTAAAGGAAGTAACTATCGTTGTTACATGTACCGAAAAAATTAACATTAATCCGCCACGGATACAGCAGCGGGCAGCCGGGAAAAAGAATAATTTTGTAGATAAATGGAGATAAAAAATAATAAATCGCCGTTCATCCTTAATAATAACCGTTTATCATTAAAACAAAGAAAATACTTGACAAATACTTGTCTAATTGTTATATTTGCATCAGTTCTTTTAACAATTAATCAACAAAACAAAAACGGAGTATAAAATGACAAACATAGAACATTATCAAAAGAAAGCAATCGAAAGACTTGAAAAAGGGGAACTTGATTCTTACGAGTCTAATTTCATCAGACAAATCGAAGATTATTCAAAGAAGGATTTGAAAAAGCTCACAAGTAAACATTTTTTTTTGTTAAGAAAAATAGCAGAAAACAAGTAACAACAACAAAATTAATAAAGGAGTAACAAAATGAATTCTTACAATATCTATTCAAAAGAAGAACCGGCTACAATACTTTATCACGCAATTGCAACAGATGAACAGCAGGTAAAAGAACTTGCTGACAAGAACAATATTGCAATAGACAATCTTGAGATAGAACTTGAGAGGGAAAATGTTAAAAATGAATTAGGAAAAGCATATCCCTCTTCGTTCAGAGATGCGTTAGTTAAGTAGTAATTCTAAGATTTAATAGTACTAATGTAGAATCAGAATCGAGGGTGATACTGAGATTCTACAGCAGTTTTGGTAAGCCGTTCCTGCATAAAAAACGGAGAACGAAATTAATCTCGGAATTTAACTCGACGAGTGTCGGGGCTTTAGAAGAGGAAAATCTGCCGTGGGTGGCAGAAAGGAAAATAAAATGAAAGTAGAATTTAGACTTACAGAAGAATCACGCAAAGAATATCTTGCAAGAGGTATCGAAAAAGCGGAACATCAAGTTATCGATGTGGATTTTTCCCAACTAAAAGAAGAAGATCGCACGATCATTCTTGACAACGCAATTTTAAGAGGGGATGTTGTTTCGTTGTTTTATATGCAAAAAGTATCGTATATAGACTTAAGTTATGAATATAAACGTGGAGTTCAATTTCTTGAATCTTCTTCTCCCTTGTTAGTCAATTCAGCAGAAATTGAGAATATAATAGCAGAATTAAAGAGCTTACCGAGTCGCATTGAAGCAAGAGAAAAAGAGTTCGCTACAATAGACTTTAACGAAAGGATAGAGACTGATCTTGGCTTTTATAAAGACTTTTCAGGCACACCTAAGCTTGACGAAATTCTGAATCGGCAAAGATATTCTGATGAACAAAAAGCCGCCCTAACAAAGAGATTCAACGAGTTACTTGCTGAAAAAGTTAAAGCTGAAAAAGTCCGTGCGGAGTACAACAAGAAAGTTCAGGAGTTATATGCAATTAGCAACCGCATTGCAGACGAAAAGGAAGCAATATTGAAGGGTTACAACATCGAGTACATGGGGGGAAAAATAAACACAGAAAAGAAACAGAAAGAAGTTCTTAACTCGAAGAACTTCGATGCCGCACTTGTTGAGTATACCAATTATTTGTATAAAAGATTTGAAGACCTAAACAATAAGAATCAGCAAGATGAAGAGCCTGTAAATCGTCTTCTTGCATGGGCAAAAATTAACGGTTCTGAGCTTCTTAAAGCCAGAATCGAAGAGGGGATGAACTGGAAATCACGTGCGATTGAAGAATATTTCAACTCTATACTCCCTGCCGGGTTCGAGTTTATGTCGCAAAGCCGTGAAGCAGAATGGGAAAATGCTACACTTGAGGCAATAACGGAAATGCGTAAACTCCGTGCAGAACTTAAAGACAAAGAGTATTTTAAGAATATTTCTTTATCGATTTATCAAGAAGAATCGGAATCGGAAGAGGATTGTGACGATTATGAAGGAGAAGGCGACACTAAATATTATGCAATAGATATTACACTGAAATCGATTGATGGGTTCGAGAAAACCTTCACAAAGCGTTTGCAATAATACTAATTATCCAGGGCGGGTAAAACCGCCTTTTTTTTTATGAGGAAATATGAGCGAATTAAAAGAAAGAGGTCGATGGATAATCGACTTCGAGAAAAAAGAAATAACTCAAGTACTCAAAAAAGAGCAGATTGAGGAACTTAAAAAAAATGACAATGAGTATACCGGGTACACAGAAGTTGTATCCGGGTTTAGCGATGTGTTTGATTTAATTTCATTTTTGCTACCGTTCGGCTTTTCGCACAAAGATTTTAATCGTCTTGAAGCAACGTACCTCCAACAGCACCTACCGGTTGAAGATATGTGGATGAGCATTGCAACGTATATGCGTGTGAACAACGTTAGCCGTGCAACTGTGTATAATCGCATCAATGCCGGACAGCTTGATACAGAAAAGAACGGCAAGTTTACATTCGTTAAGGAGCGTGATGAAAATCGCTGACCCGGCAATAATAATTATAACGGATGGGAACTTACTTGCGGCGACAAGATAACGGAAGATGAATGACTAATTCACTTAAACATATTAAATCACTTCTCTGCGCAGACGGCGTTAGCCGTCAAGTAGAGTTTTTTGTTAGCCCGATTTTGGGCGGAAGGAGTAACTCTTGAAAAATAAAATTGATTATCTCTTTTGGAAACGAACTTGGTTTAGAATCTTCTTCATTGCGATACCAATAGTGCCGGCTATAATAACATTTGCACTAATTTACTTTTTAGATATTACTGGTGAAAGTGGTAAAAGTACATTCATAATTGTTTATATAAGCTCAATTTTGTTGGGAATATTAGACAACAACAATATAGACGGTTGTGATAAAAAATTAACGTGGAGAGGCTAACGCCCAATCCACATAACGATGCTTTGCATAACACGTAAACGGTAGTAGAAAGTTTAATTAAAATGTTCTTAACAATATTGATTGACATAACAAAAACAAAAACCCGATAAAAAAAGTTTATCGGGTTGATGCAATAGTTATGGGTTTTTGTGCGGAAGTTATTTACCAACATACTTAGTAATTAACTCTATAATTACTTCGAGCATTGTTTTGCCCTGCGAGGCACATTTGGCTTTGAAGGATCGCCAGAGGGTTGAATCAACTTCGAGTTTGTAATAGGATTTCATCAGAATGGCTCCTTGCTGATGTATAAATATTTCTCACCGCAACCCTCATATAATACTAACCATCGGGAAGGGATGCGAATAGAAAAGATTGAATAGAGTTCACAAGAATAATTTGCGGTTAAGGGAGACCGCTCTGAAGAATAACCAAGCGTATCAATTAAACCTAAATGGTCATAATACCTTTGCCTATTCTCATCAAAGCGAATGTTGAGTTTGTATTGGATGCGATTAAGGAAAAGATAAAATTTGAACATAAGGTTTATAAGAAATTCAGATTTTGACATAATGGACTCCTTTTATGTTTGTGAATAATTACACCCCAAATATAGTGAACACAGTGTATAAAGTCAATAGGGCAAAACAATGCGGTTTCGGACTGAAAAACGAACTAAGCGCAAAACACCCATAACGGATGGTGCATAAAACGCAAGCGGAAATTAACAGATAGGCTTATATTTGGGAGTAAAGCAAAAATATTAACAAACTTAAAATAATGGGACGCAATTAGCTTGACGTTTTGATGCACTTGTTATGTTGCCGACCAAATATAAAGGAGAATGCCGAATGATAGAAATAAACCGAATCTACAATGAAAGTAATTGCGATACGCTGGGAAGGATGGAGAAGGGAAGCGTTGATGTGGTTTTTACTTCACCGCCATATAACCGTGAGAGGAATGATAAGTATGACCATTACGACGATAGGATTAAAGACTACTTTGGGTTTTTAACAAACATTATTGATGAGAGTTTAAGGGTGGCACGGAAGAACGTATTTTTTAACATAATGCCAAACTATTACAACCGTGCGGATGTGTATAAAATAATAGGGCACTATGCCAACCAGTTGACAAACATTTTTATTTGGGAAAAATCCAATCCATTACCGGCGCAGGGGTTTAATATAACAAACGCTTACGAATTTGTGCTGGCATTTGGGAAGTTGAAATCTAATAAGACTTACACAAAAAACCACATTACAACTTCAGTGGCGATAATGGATAAAACACATAAAGCGGTTATGCACGAAGATGTTGCTAACTTTTTTATTGCAAACTTTACGCAGGAAGGGGACTTAGTATATGATCCATTTATGGGGACTGGAACGACAGCAGTAGCGTGCAGAAGGTTGAATCGCAATTACGTCGGATCTGAAATAATTAAAGAATATTGCGACATTGCCGAACGAAGGCTGAAAATTATAACAGACAGCCCGGATTTGTTTAACGAGGCAACATAACGAGGGGCGTCACCTGCGCGAATAGAAAGGATTTAAAATGAATACATTAATTCAAAGATTGGAAATAACGGCGGAAGAACTCGAAGATAAAAATCTAAAACCGATGGCCGCAACTGTTAGAGAAGCGATAAAAGCCCTATCAGACAACAGCTCTAAGCGTCAGGTGGACGCTGGGGTTATGGAAGGCGATAGCCGAAACTCAGGCGAGCAATTAAAACCGTGCCCGT